GATTTTAACCCGTATTATGACGGCACAGGATCTCATTTATATGGGCAATCTCCACTTAGGGCCGGTTTAAGATCGTTAACAACAAATAATGAAGCCGTACAAACAGGTGTAAAATATCTACAAAATCAAACTGCTAGAGGTGTTTTAATGAGCGATGAAGGTGATCTAAATGAAGTACAAGCACAACAATTAAAAGACAAGTTTAGATCTACATATCAAGGATCTAATAATGCTGGTGATATAGTTATTACACCAAAAAAATTATCTTGGGTTAATTTTGGATTATCAGCAGGTGATATATCATTACTAGAACAATACAACGCTAGTATTAAAGATCTTTGTAACATATATGCTGTTCCTTCACAATTATTAAATAATGATAAGGCATCAACCTATAATAACATGAAGGAAGCAAAAAAAGCTTTATATCAAAATGCTGTTATACCAGAAATGCTAAAAATTAGAGATGAACTCAACAGGTGGTTAGCTCCAAAATATGGCGAAAAATATTACATTGATTTTGATTTTTCTGTTATACCGGAATTACAAGAAGAAATGGACAAGGTTGTTGATCAGATGAGCCGAGCTTGGTGGATTACACCGAACGAAAAAAGAGCGTCAATGAGTTATGCTGAGGAAGAAAACGAAGCTTTAAACGAATTTTATGTGCCAGCTAATTTAATTCCAATTAATGGTGTTGATATAGATTTACAACCGTTACCAGCTTTACAAGAAGATGAAGAAGAAAAGAATGTCAATGATATAAATGTTGTATATAAAAGTGTTGTACCGGGAATGACTGATGTTTACACTACACAAGCAGAAGCAGAAGCAAGAGCAAGAGAGCTTGGCGGATCTGGTTCACATGTACACGACTTTGACGGGGTTGATGTTTATATGCCATTTAATAACCACGAAGAATATCAGCAAGCTGTTAAAGGTTATAACGAAGAAAAAAAAAGTAAAGGTTACACTGACTATCCACAATCAGCGTCTAATAACGCAAAAAGAATGATTAATTGGAAGAATAAATATGGCGATGAGGTAAAAGCTGGCACAAGCGTCGGTTGGACAAGAGCGGCCCAGTTATCAGCCAGAAAATCGGTTTCAAGAGATGTTATTTCAAGAATGGCACAATTTAACAGACATAGAAAAAACTCAACAATAGATCCTAAATACAAAGACACCCCTTGGAAGGACAACGGATATGTAGCTTGGAATTTATGGGGTGGAACAAGTGGAGTTGATTGGGCAATTAAGAAAATAAAACAAATCGACAAAGAATAATGCCAAAATATGATAAATACAAAAAAGCTTATCAGAGTAAATTAGAGGCATCAGAAAAAAAAATATTGCCAAAAATTTATAGATTCTATAAGCAAGAATACAACAAAGGCGTTGAAAATTTTATATTAACAAATAACACAAATTATCAAAGCTTATTTCAATATGATTATGTAAAAAGGTTTTACACTGAACTATATAAGAGCATTGGTGTTGATATGTATAAATGGTATTTAAAAAACTACAAAAAATATATAAAAAAAGAAAATCCATTTTCAGACGATCTTAATATTTGGAAAAACATATTTTCAGATTACGCAAGTCAAGTGGCAGCAACTAATGTTGTTTTAGTAAGCGGAACAGCACAAAAAACATTAATAAAAATTACACAAAGAATATTAAGCGATCCCGAGTTGTCAATGTTAGGTGCAGATGAAAAAGCAAGAATATTACGGAACCAATTTAATAAATACAGCAAAGTGCAAGCATTACGTCTTGTAAGAACAGAAAGTAACAGAATAGCAAATTATGCTACACAACAAACTGCTTTATCAGTATTTGGGCCGGAAAATCTTAAAAAAACTTGGTTACATTCCGGTGGTAATAATGAAAGACCTACACATGTCGCTTTAGACGGTAAAACAATACCATACAATGAACCTTTTATTGTAGGGAATGATCGTATGCAAAGACCGGGTGAAGGATCTGCTGAAAACATTATAAATTGTAGATGTACAATAAATTATGAGCCAGCAGAAGTGCCTGATGCCGATATATTAAGAGCGATTGGTGTTGTGATTTAACATTGTTATTTTATTTTATTATTTTTGTAAAAAATATTTATATGAATTTCTTATACAAAGCGTCACCACTAGGTGAATTAACAGATTACGATGAAAAAAATTCTATTGTAAAAGGTTATGGATCATATTTTAATAATCAAGACAGTGACGGCGATATAATAAGAATGGGCGCCTACAGAAAAACTATTGAAGAAAACGGAAACCGTGTTAAATACTTGTATCAACATAATATGATGCAACCTATTGGAAAAATGAAAGAATTGTATGAAGATGAAAAAGGATTAGTATTTGTTGCGGAAGTGCCAAAAACTTCACTAGGAAAAGACGTCATTGAATTAATGAAAGCCGGTGTAATTACTGAAAATTCTGTTGGTATTTTACCGATTGTAAAAGAAGACAAAGGACAATACAGAGAACTTAGAGAGGTTAAATTGTTTGAAATATCTGCTGTTACAATGGCTGCTAATGATGAGGCAAAAATACTAGATGTAAAAGGGAATAAGAATATAAATAATGTGTATCAAAAATACGACAACTTGTGTAAGCTAATTAGAAAAGGCGACATAAGTGACGAAATGGGATATGCTATTGAATCTGAAATATACAAGCTAAAATCTTTATTTATTAACGCTACTCAGCCAACAGTTGTTACTGAGCCAGTACAGAAAAAGGAACAACTTGATGTTTATAAATATTTGTTAAATAATTTAAAATAAAAATTACTTCAATGGAAGAAAATGTAAAAAATCAGCTTGATCAGTTAGGAAACTTGATTGATTCCAAAATTGAAAAAGCTACTGGACAAGCACTAGAAAGTGCTAATGGTAAAGCAGATGAATCACTGAAAGGTGAAATATCAAACTTAACCAACAAATTTAATGAGAGAATGGACGCAATGGAAGTTGCGAACAAAAAACACATGGAAGTTTTAGAAGGCAAAAAAGCTGATAAATCTTTCAAAGGTGGTTTAATAAAAAGTATCAATGACGGTGCTTTAAGTTCTTTAAGAAACGGAAACGCAAGAAGTGCATCTTTTGAGATAAAAGCTGATATGACTGTTGCTGCTGACTTTACTGGTGAAGTTATACCAGCACAAAGAGTAAGCGGATACAAGTTTGACCCGGCAAGACCTCAACACGTGAGAGAATTAATCCCACAGGGATCAACTAACTCAGACGTAATAAGATTTGTAAAAGAATCTGGTTACAGTGACGGATCTGCTATGAAAGCAGAGGGATCAACACTAGGTCAATCAGATTTCGATATGACTGCTAGTTCTGTAAATGTAGAAAAATTGGGAGCATATTTAAGAATTTCAGAAGAAATGCTTGCTGACACTCCACAATTAACTAGCTACATATCTAACAGAGTACCATCAAAGCTTTTAACTGCTGAAGATGATCAATTATTAAACGGTAATGGAAGTGCGCCAAACTTATCTGGTATTATCACTGACGCTGCTGATTTTGATACTACATCAGGTGGAGCTTTTTATCAATCTGTAAACGGAGCAAATCAATTTGACGTAATTATAGCTGCTTTAAATCAATTATCATTGAGCAACTATACTGCTGATAAAATTATTATGCACCCGACTGATTTCCACAAAATCTTATTATTAAAAGATTCAAACTTGTCTTATTTAAAAGATCAAGTGTTTAAAGGATTACAACCTGTATTTAATGGAGTACCTGTTATTCTTAACACAGCTATTGCTGCTGGATCTTATTTACTAGGAAACTTTGGACAAGGAACTCAACTATGGATTAGAGATAATGTTTCAGTTGAATTCTTTAGAGAAGATGGAACCAATGTAAGAGATGGATTTGTTACTGTGAGATGTATGGAAAGAATTGCTTTAAGCAACTACTTGCCAAACGCTTTCGTAAACGGAACATTTGCTGCTGGTATCACTGCTCTAGAAACGCCGTAATAATATACTATTATGTTTTTAAATTAAGGGGGTTTTTAATCCCCTTTTTTTATGGCTTTTTTTGTCGTTTAAGCAACTTTCCACCCTCTAAGGTATTTATACATTCAAAATTTCTTTTCGTTTATTAGCGTAAAATCCCCACTGAGCAAAAAAAATAATTAAAAAATAACTTAAAATTTTTTTTAAATATTAAAATATTTTTTTATATATTCGTACTAACTAAAACGATAAATATGAAAAATACTACTACTTACAATGGCTACAATTTATTAGAAAAAAACGTCAAAGGTTGGATCATTGAAGAATCCGTTGATCTTTGGGGCAGTTACCACTATCTTTATATGGTTAGCGGTTACTCACAAGACAGTTACAGATATTACTGTGTTAACCAAAACGGTATAACAATTAACAAAGAATCCCATTTAATTAAAGAAGAAGCTAAATTTTCTTTTGACGAAAATCGTAAAGCTGCTGACAACGGATACATAGCTTGTTTAAAAGATCGTAAAATTTACGAATTGGATTTAATGTTTACCGAATCCGAATGCGATGCTCAAAAAACTGTAATATTAAACGAATTAAATAAAAAACAATTTATTTACGACTTACAAACATTAACAAATAAATTTATTGATGAGTACAACACTTCTTCAGATCCTAGTAGGCGTGAAGATCTTAACGAGCAAATCAAGAAAAATATCAAATTTATAAAAACAGGCAAATACTAATAATTATGAAATTAAACAAAAAAAATCTTGCTGTAATAGGCAACAAAGTATGGAGTTACACAACCTGTGTAGCTACGATCGAGGGTGACAAATTACTTTCTCACGGTTACTACTCGAAAACAACAACTAAACACATTAACTACGTTGCTGAGCAACTTAACCTTAAAATTGTAAAATAATGGCATCAAACGAACAAATACAAATAGATTATCCACTAAACGTAACAAAGAGAGCTTACATATATTTAATCGAGCATTTATGCAGAAACGGCTACTACATTGGAGATATGTTAAATCCAGTGTATAAAGATTACTGCGCTCAAAAACTTATTGATAAATGTAACAGTTTAGAAGAAGAACACGGCGGCGATGATCACTGGGAATACAACGATAAATTAACTTTAAAAGACGACTGTGGCTATGAAGGTTAATAAAAACACTAGAAGCTCTGGACACGGCAAAAAAATATTCTGTCCTAAATGTAATGCTCCATCAAGAGTTTACCACTTTTCTTGGTCAGCTATACAATGCGGTACTTGTGACAATATGATCGACAAGTACGATTGGAACCTACAATCAGCAGATATACCGACTGAAACAGGTATAATTGAGGCACATAGAAAATTCTTGGCTCAAGATCCGGGAAACTGGAAATGGTTAATTGCTTTTTACGCAGTGGCCCTTATTATAACAATTTTACTAACTATAAAAATTTAACAATGATAACTTTTAAAATAAACTTTAAATCGTCTGTGTACGAAAATATATGTGATTTATTAGAAATGGAAATGGATTACTATTTATCAGATTTTATAACTGAGGAAGAATGGAATGATGATATGCACTTTACTGATGCTGACGAGCTTCAATATTGGTTAGATGATAATCACTGTTTTAGAGTTGATACTATATATTACTGGGACGCTATGAAATACTTAAAAGAAAATGACACAAGCTTAAATAAATCAATCGAGCTTGCAAATAATGCCGGCTACGATTTGAGCTCAATCAACAGTACGCTATTAGCAGATCTTTTAAGAGAAGACGAAATCAGAGAAGATTTTTACTTGTGTAAAGATCAGATTGACGAAATATTTAAAACTTTACTATGAGTGCTAGATCTAGATTTGAACACAGGTTAAAAGTTTTGAGAAGGATCCGAAAAATGGAATGCCCA